CGGCCTTTATGGACAATCCGCATGGACGCGTTAAGCCCTTCCCGGTGGCGTATGACCACCCGCACGGATACCTCAGACTGGACGCCTTTGGCCGCGATGAACTCCCGCACAGAAAGCGGCTCTACAGCTGCCGGGACATTCGACCACACATTCACCCAGCTAACGATAAGCTGCCCGGTGTTGGGGTCTTGCACCTGCTGCTGTTCCTGAATGTCGATTCTGTGCCGCAAGCGGCCTGCTGAGAGTGCCATAGTGTTACGCCATTGCCGGATCGCGGAGTGGGTAAAGCAGGGCGGTCACTGGCCTTGGCAAATACCCATAACCCCACTGCGGATCAATCGCACCATCCTGTTCCGCTTCCCGGTGCCTGTACCACTCCGCAACCAGAAACAGCGTTGCAACCTTCACTTGCCACGGAACGCCCTCCGGTTCTCCGGAGCTGTCCACCGGCACCTCGCCGGAGCTATTCAGAAAGGTTGCTCCGGATTTCAGGTACTCCACCACAGCAGCGGACGCGCCTTGGATCAGAAGCTCGATATACGGATCGTCCTGGTCGTGATCCATCATCAGCTGATACTTGGCTTCGGTCAGTGTAACAAGCATCATTGTGCATCCCTCCCGCGCTTAACCGCCAGCCGCCAGCCTTCACCCTCTCCGGGCTTGTGGTCTGGCGCGTCCTTCTGGGCAATCCACAGGGAGCCGCCGGAGCTTACCGCGTCGCCCCGGTCGTAGTCCTTTTCGCTGTCGTACACGCCACGGTCAATGATCACCGGCAGCGTGAACACCTGCTGAGACTCGCCAGACTTCACGGTAAAGCTACGCTCGCCATCATAGGCGAACTCTACCTGCCGGGACTCCAGTGCCTTAAGCCTGGGCTCAAATCGCTCGGCAATGAACTTGCCTACCAGCCTCAGCATGTCTTTATTCATCGCCAGCTCCTTCTGCCATGGCGGCCAGTGCTTCGTCGTCGTCCATCGGTTCAGGTGGCTCCGCGTTATCGCGCCGGCTCAGTGCAGCGAGGCTGTAATTCTGCTGCTGCATGTACGGCGTATCACCGCCCGGTACAGGTGGCAGGTTACGGCGACGGCGCGCCTCGTCGGGTGCCAGGTAGCCCGCGCCCATTTCAGCGGCGGCTACTTCGGCTTGTGTCTTGGTGTCCATCCGTAACAGGCTATCCAGATCAAGCTCCACGGTCATGCGGTCAGGCAGGCCAAGCCCCTCATCCAGCACCGTCTCAAACTGCTCGATGTGGCTTTGCAGGCACTGCGCGTAATATTGCAGGTTCAGTGCCTGAATGTTGTTGTAGTTCGGCTCCTGCCCGGCAATCGCCATGTGACTCGGGACGTGGAACACGGAACACACGGTTTCGGCGCTCATCTTGAGTTGCTCGACCATCTGGGCGTCGTGGGCGGTCATCACCATAGGCTCGTACTTGAGACCGTCACCCACAACGGCCACCTTGCCGGCGTTGTCTCCGGTGTAGTTGGCGTCCCACTGCTGTTTCAGCCTCGCCGCTGTTTCGTCTGAGATTGCGCCGGGGGCGGACAGTACGCCGCCAGGGCGTGAGCCGTTGGCAAAGAACTTTCGGCTGTTCTGCTGGATCTCCAGCCCCATGCCAGCGGACAGGCTGCACGCATAGAGCGGACTGATACCAATCAGCGGATGGAACAGGCAGTTAATCCGGTCGTGGATAACCTCGGATGCCGGGACGGTTACAACCTCTTCCTGCTGCTTGCTGATCGCGTCCCGGCGCAGCTCATAGAACACTTCACCTGAATCAGATACCAACACCTTTACGCGATGGTAATCAAGGATATAGAGCGCCGTGATCATGCCGCGATTGTCCCGGACCTTGAGCGCCACGGTATTGCCTCGCGTCAGTTTCGAGATCATCCACGTTTCTTTGAACTGTATGTGATTCTGGTAGTGATTTGGCTTTTTCAGTACGCGGGCATACGGGCTGTTGTCAACCGGCACCTTGATGCCGTCCTGATAGGCCATAAGACGCGGGCGTAGCTTGCCAACGTCGTTTGAAATAAGAGTGATGCAGGAGAACACAGCAAAAAACGCCAGTTGTTCCCCGGCGGTCAGTTCTTTGTTTTGCTGCCACGCTCCGGGGTAAGGATCGCGCACAACCGGCCACCAGCCAGACGAGCACGCCTCCTGTAGTGCCTTGGTGCGGCGCTTAATCTCAAGCCCGAAGAGCTTCATGTGTTATTCCGCCTGCATGTGTCGGGTTTCGTATTCGCCTTTTCTGGCTTTCTTGGTCTTCCTGGGTTCCGGCTCTACATGCACGTCAGCCTTGCCCAAGGCCACCAGAAGATTGCCTTCACGCTCACGCGCTCCGGTGATGACCTGGCCTTGTGCATAGAACCTGCCGCCATACCGAAAGCCGCGCGGGTCTTTTACTTTGAGATCCATAGAACCTCCAGAGGATTAAGGCAGGGAGGGCCGAAGCCCTCCCTTATGACTTACGCGCCCCAGTTGACGCCAGTCAGGTAGGCAACCGCAGATGCGCGGCGCAGTTTCCAGTTGATGAAGCGTTCCGCACGCATGGCGACGCTGTTGGTCTGCCAGAGGCTGACCAAGCTGGAGCCGGTCGGGGTGTCGCTGTCGTGAGTTGGCGCGTTGTCCATCTCCAGAGACGCCTCGCGGCTCATGTCCACCATGACGCCACCTTCGTCACCCAGATAGATGTCGCCGGCGTTTGCCATCACAACGATGGAGCCGGTGGAGTCGGTCGGGATGTGCTCGGAGACGATCACAGGTACGCCGTTCAGGGTGCCGCCGCTCATGGCGACGCTCGGGAACTCCGGTTGGCCCAGAGCGTTCACCATCAGGGACAGCGCCAGCGCGGTGGTGCCGTTCATGATCAGAACCGCAGAGGACGGAGTGTTATTCGCCGCGATGAAGTTCTGATACAGCCCACGCAGGTCGGCCCGCACGTCGTCCGCTGTGCCGGTGCCGCTGGCCGTGATCGGCGTCAGGCCGTTGGTGATGGAAGCCGGAGAGACTCCAGAAACCGCCGCCTTGGCCGGGTCGATGAAGTCCACGTCCAACCGCGCCGCCAGAGCTTGCGCCAGTTGGTCACGGATCAGCACGTCCGCCGCCGGGGAGCTGTACATCAGCACCTCTTCGGACAGAACGGCGATGTTCGCAACTTTCAACGGCTCCAGGGTGGTGCGAGTGAAGTCGAACTTGGTCAGCGGCTTGGCCTTGCCTTCACCTACCCAGTAACCGTCACCGCCAGAGGTCTGGCCGATCAGGGGTACGCGGAAAGGCACAGTGCGTAGGCTTGGCACACCGCCAGAGCCGAAGCGACCCAAGATGGTCTGCGGACGCAGGAACTCCACGAAGTCAGCGAACACGGCAGACTCGTCGCCTACCAGGTTGCCAGTCCATGACGCGTTGCTGGTGGTGCCAGCGGCTACGGCGGCCTTGGCAACGTTCTGGATGCGCTGATCGTCCGGGTATTGCGCCTTGGCTACGTCAATCGGGTTGACGTGGTTCATCTTGGAGGTCACCAGGATGCGGGCAAACTTGGCAAAGCCAACGCCTTTATCTTCCTTGGCAACTTCAACGCGGGGCTGCTTGCCTTCGCGGGACTTCTTGGCCTTTTCCTCGGTGTCGCCTTCGACTGCTTTGGCGTTAGCTGCTTCGGCGGCCTTGGCTTCAGCCTCTTCCGCTTCGCGCTCTGCCAGAAGCTCTTCAAGGCGCTTCAGCTCAGACTTCAGACCTTTGATTTCGCCTACAGTCTCGTCGTACTGCTTGGCTTCATCTTCTGTCAGGGTCCGGGTCTCGCCCAGCGCCTTGTCGTTGATTTCGTCACGCTTTTCCTGCATGACTTCCAGCTTTTTGCGAAGTTTCGCAATCTGCTCTTTCAGGTTCATGGTAAATCTCCCACTCAGGGTTAGTAGTAAAACGGGCCTTTCGGCACTTCACGGTTGCGCCCTGACGCGGGCTTTTCGACCTCGGCACCCTTTTCCCCTGACGCGGGTAGATGCTTTTGGTCAAAACTTTTCACGGCAGTGATCACCGCTTCGGACTGGGCTGGCACCGATACCAGGCTAAGCTCCAGCCATTCCCATTCGGCAAAACGCAAGCCACCGTCGTCAAGGTGGCTGTATTCGATGGGAGAGAAGCCGATGGAGACTGCGTTCAGAAGGTTGTACTTGAGGCTGTGGATTGCCTCGTCTACCCGATCCTTAACCCGGCCCGGCTCCGTCACTTTCGGGATGACAGCCTCAAACGGGATACCATCGGCGGTCGGTTGCGCCATGGTGATGTTGCCAACCGGTAGCTGGTGATCGTGGTAAAGCAGGAACGGCATGGGCGTTTTGAACTTCGCGCCCATCGGTTCCACGATGTCGTTCATCCGGTCGGGGGTCGGGGTGCTGGCAATGCCCTTGACCGTCACGAACTTCTCATCGTTGTCGTCAAACTCTCGGCAATCCAGAATGGAGTATGCACGGTTCATGGCAAAGCCTCTTAAAATCCTTCTGTCATATTATCAGTGATTGTAGCATGGGCAAAGGGTTAGACAAAAAAGAGGTTGTATTCTTTTTCTGGCTCCTGCTCATGCTTGGCAGAAATGCCCGTCGCCATTGCCAGTGCAACCATGCCATCTATCCGGCCTGTCGCCTTATGTCGGTCTAGCTTGCGACCGCCCGCAGGATCTGACGATACTACAGCATTAGCGGCGCACATAGTCAAAACTGGGTGCATTCCGTGCCTGACGCGCTTGTTCAGCAGGTCCGCTTCCAGGTTGTCCAAGGCAGGCGCCATGTCCTTGAAGCCTTGCCCGAATTCAACCAGCGGGAAATCCACGCCGAGCCTGTCCATTTCCTTACGGAAGACGTCGATTCTCCAGCGGTCAAACCCTATGGTACGTAGGTCTAACCCATCGCATATCTCCGCAATCTCCGACACAACGAACTCATAGTCAACCGTGGCGCCGGGGGTGGTGCGCAAGAACCCCTGCTGAACCCACACGTCATACGGCACTCGGTCACGTTTTGCGCGGTCATAGAGCCCTTCCTGCGGCGTCCAGAAGTACGGGTAGACATGCTTCGTACCGTCCGGCGCTATTGCCTCAATAACGAATGCGGTCAAGTCTGTCCTGGCAGACAAGTCCAGTCCGGCGTAACACTCCATGCCGTCAGGTGATTCCGGGCTTTCTCCGCAAGAATCCCAGACCGATTTACTGACAAACGGGTTCACCACGGATATGCGCTGGTTAAGCACCAGGTTCCTGAACGTGGCCTCGCTGGTCGGCATACGCATGGCGCGTTCCGCTTGGCGCTTCAGGTCATCCAGCGAGCGAAAGATACCGAGAGCTGGGTTGGATGCCCGCCATGCCTCCTCGTCGTCTAGCTCGCAATCCTTTGGGGCCTCATAGATATGGCTCACGATGTGGGGATCATTGGATCGCCGTGCATCATCAAGCCAGATAGAAAACAAGTCGTTATCGGTCGCCGCCTGGGTACTGATCGCAATCAGCAAGGGGCTTTCATGCGCGCCCTGCGCAGTGGTAATGGCGTCGATGAAATCCGACTGCGGGCCGCGTACCTGTCCGACTTCATCCAGAATCGCCAAAACGGGTGACAGGCCGTGGGCGGTTTTGCCGTCCGCTGCCAGCGCCTTGAACTCGACGTTCATTGGCTTACCAATAAGCCGCTTGCCGCTTGGTATGATGTGGATGATCTCCGCCAGTTTCGGGTTAAGCTGGATCATCTTGCAGGCCAAGGCGAAAACGAGCGAAGCCTGATCCCGGCTCATAGCGCCGGAGACGATCTGGCTGTTTTGCACGGCCTCCGGGCCAACCAGGTGCGCCAGCAGAATGCCAGCAATGAGGGCTGACTTTCCGTTCTTCCGGGAAACAGAAAGGTAAGCTGTGGTGGTTCCTTCCGGGTTGTCGTAGATGTCCAGGATGAACCGGCGCTGAAATTCCACCAGCTTTATCGGCTTGCCCACCTGGGCGCCTTCCGGAATCTTTAGATACTGCTCAATGAAGGCTATCACCTTTTCGCCACGGGTCATTAGTGCATCGGCCTCGCCAGAAGGTTGTCGGGTTCTGACTCCATGCTGTCAGTCGCCCGCTTGTGGTCTTCGTTCTGCTTGACCTGCTCCCTCGATTTCCCTTGTGTCGCCTCCGGGTGAATCTGCAAGTGGGCATTCAGTAGCCTGACGCGCTTGGCAAGCAGGTCTGCCCGCCTCTCGATCTCCTTCACCTCTTCCGAAGGTGCCGTGATGTTCTGCTCCAACTCTTCCGACACACGCTCAAGCCGGTACATGCAGCGGGCAACTTCGGCGGCCAGCACCAGGTCGCTTTTAGTCCACGCGCGTTTTGCCTTGGCGGTCGTGACCATCTCCCAGAACGGCTGCACTGCCTCGCTGATCTTA